TGTAATGAACCTGTCGCCCAAGTTGTTCAGATACTTGTTTGCGGCATCAGCGCCGAGCTTCGATGCGATGAAGTTGTAATCGTTCACCGTGTCATTGTTGACCGGCATCGGGTTGTTGCGCTTGAACTCATATTGGCGTTGGAAGTCCTCCCAATCCAGTGAACGCTTGGACATTGCGGCCTGCGCGTCCTGTTCCGCCTTGCGCTGGGCCATGACGGTTGGCGCATACATTGGATCGCGGCCCGCAAAAGCCAGCATGGCATCCCCGATAACGCCCATCCAGTTAGGCTTGAAGCCCTGCTTCTGCTGTGGTGCGCCAAAGGTGTTTCCAGCGTCGATTGAGGTTGCTGCGGGCGTTCTGCCAGTAATGCCGCCCTGACTAGGATCATCAGACATTACGGGCGGGGTGGGGCCAAATTTGCCCGCCGCGCCATTGCCAAACAATCCACCGGGCTTAGGTGCGCCGCCAAAGATGCCGACAGGCGTCTCACGAAGGTATCCAGCGCCTTCTACGCGGCCTTGGCTTTCCGGGCTGTAGCCGTATTTCGACACATCAGGCAGGGCAAAGCCCTTCATGGCTTCCGAAACCCGGCCCATCATGCCGTTAGCCGCCTGCTTTTGTGCGTCTGGCGTGGCGAATGGCATCACCCCCGGCTGATCGGCGCGATACTGATCCTGCGGGATGGCCTGCCCCGGCGTAAGGGTCATTGGCTGACCCTGCCGGTATTGGCCTTGCATCCATGCAAGCTGTTCAGGCGTGTAGGGCATTAGACAAGCTCTCCGTAACGGACGGTCATGAACCCGCCCACTTCAGGGCCAAGCGCATCGGGCTGCAATGCCGCGACTTCCTGCGCCATTGGTCCGATATGCGGGGCATCATCGCCCTTGTAGGTGTAGGAATAGAGCGGAACGCCCCCGTTGGTCTGTCCTACGTGACGAATGTTTTCCTTCAGCCGTTCATCGGAGAACGAAGCGCCCATTGAACCGAGACCACTAAGCACCCCGCCAACGCCGCCAAGCAGCGATGAACCCCACGGATTGCTTGTCTTGGTATTGGTGTATTGGCCCAAAAGCCCGCCCATGCCCTGCGCGTAACCGCTCGCAGCCTGAAGCGGCATTGTAACCGCGTTGGCGGCATCAAATGCAGGGCCGTAAAGCGCCGTCTGCGCGCCAGAAACGCCGGGAGCCATGCCAGCGGCCTGTGCCTGCCGGGTCTGCCCGTTGTTCCAGTCGGTATAGCGCATACTGCCCTCATTCTGGGCAAGGGCTTGGGCAAGGATGCCCTGATATGCCGTTCCGCCCGTAATGCCGCGCGTTCCCATGTTGGAGCGAAGGCCGTTGGCGGTGTTCTGGCCCGTCTGGGCAATCATCTGGTCAAGGAAAGGATTCTGCGCCGGATCTTGGCCAAGCGTCTTGGTGATGTAGCCCTGCGCCGCGTTCAGCGAGGGATCGCCGTTCTGCGCGCGGTCCAAAAGGCCGGGAAGCAAGCCCGTAATCTGGTCGGAAACGCCCTGAATGTTGGGAGCCGCCGCGTTGTAAGCGCCTTTCAGCGTATCCGCCGCGCCAGTGATCTCTTTTCCGTAGATCGGGGTCACCTTCGACGTGCTCGATGAGATTCCCATCAGCGCAATTCCTTTTTCAGTGTAACTTGATGCGGGCCGTATCCCCGCGATTTGAGAACCTTTGCCCAGCCTTCCCGGCTCGCAATCGTCGCCACGGAGCAACCAAGCCCCCGGCCAACCTCCTCGGCTTCGTCGATCAGCGGCAGGATGCCTTCAAGGTCGCCAGCGGCAAACATACCGTGTATTTCACGCGCGCCGCCCGGATATGTCTTGATCTCGAAACCGATGATCGAAGTGGCATTCGACAGGGTGCGAATGGCCCCCGACCAAACCTGCTTATCGATCCATGCAACCGGATAGAACGCAGGATCGCAAAGCCCCGCAATTTCGGTGCGATGGTCCAGATAATCCATCATGTCAGAGCGCCGTTGGCCTTCAGGTCGGTAATCAGCGCAACCAGTGCTTGCGAAAGGGCCTTCAATGCATCGTCAATCGCCTGAACCTCGGCCATCGTCGGCGGGTTGCTGACCGTCTGACCTGCATAGCTCGCAAGGGCCGTTCTAGCCGCCGTGCCGGTCGCTGCGGTCCACGCGGGGCCTACGTCCTGCAATACCGGCATGATAGCCTCTAGGGCGTCCACACGGGCGTCTAGGGCAGTGTCCGCCCCCTCCGCCGCCGTAATCCTGTTTTCGTGCGCGTTGACGATCTGTGCGACGATACGGGGCCAGTCAGGACGGTTGCCCGTCTCGGGGACTGTCCTACCGCTCACTGTTTGGCTCCCGGTAAATCCACCAACTGCTATAATTAACGCTTGAAACGTATCTGCGGCGCTCAACCAATCTAAGCCAAACCCACCTGCGATCAGTTTCTACCGGGAAAATGGCGAACCACTTCGACCAATTACCGTTCACCGCCTGCCGCCTTCTTAAATTCCAGCCCCTGCGCGTAAGTCCAGACAGACCCCGCCGCCTTTTCCCAAATCACGCGGGCATAACGCCCGGACGCGCGCACCGGCATCACACCATTTTCCCGCATGGTGCTGGCAGTGACCAAGTAAGGGTCATCGCCAAGCCGGGCGCGAACGTCCAGCGTGATTGCATCGCCTTCAATCGAGTCCCCAACCGGACGCAGCCATTCAAAGCGCGTTACCCGGCCTTCCGTGTGCTGCATGAAGCTGCTTTGGAAAGCCGCCTCAAGCGTATCACCCGAGAACGTGCCAAGCTCGCCGCCCTGAACCGCATACAGGCGCGGATTGCCCCCACTGAACCGCGCATCGTCCAGGCTGTAGGGCATGGCGTCCAAATCAGGATAAAGCGCCGAAACCGCCTCAAGCGTAAGTGACGAAGTGAACGCCGCGAAAATGCCTTCCAAGGGCAATTCAGCGGTTGAAAAGCGGTCCAGTTCCCAATTGTAGATCACCATCAGGCAGGGCGAACCCGGAACCAGCCAAGTCACCGTCTTGTTCACCGGATCAATGGCCGATTGAATGCTGCCGTAATCGTCGCGGCTCACCCGTTCGGCAAACCAGCGGTCAACCTTTTCCGAACCAATCGGCTTCAATGCCTGCCCATCGTCCAAAGCCATGAAGCCCCGGTCGGACAGGAAAAATACCGTGCGCTGTGATGCCGCTACCGAACCCTTAGCAGAGCAACCGACATTCGGCGCAATCTCGTCAAACTGGAACGGCGCGTTGGCGTCCCCTGTCCGCGACATACGCACTAGCCGCTGGCGTTGCAGGATCACCCCGTATTCGCCGCCCGCAAAGCCCATCACCTCACCGCCCGTAAGCATGGGCTGGATTCCCGGTCCGCCTATCGCTGGCGTCCAATCAGTGTGATCGTTTGCCGCCGAATAGTAGATTCCCAGCAAATCGCCAGCATCCTGCCCGATGACAACATAATCCCCGACGACGCCAACGCAGACGCCTGCCGGTGCGCCGGTCAACGCGCCCGAAGTCCCCGCGCTCAAATCGACAACCTTGGTTGCCGTGCCGTTCACCCCGATGGCGTAATTGCCGAACTGCGTGAACCGCCAAGCGCCCGATACGGTCATGCCCGTTTCAAGGTCGCTCCAAGTGCCGCTATCGTACTTGACCAGCCCATCAGCCGTGCCAACCAAGAGCGTTGAAGTGCCATCGCCAGCAATGAACGCCGCGCCGCCCTTGAAGTCCGAACCAAGCGCATCAGACTGTGAGGCAAAGTCCTTAACCGGCCCATAGCCATCAGCGCGCGGCAAGACGTTCGACGCCACCTGAAGCGCCCCGCTGTTAGGGGACTGATCGGGCAGGAACGCGGGGAGCGGGTTCATGCAATGACCGCCCGCGTAGGCAGTCTAACACTAGTTCTGCGTTGGCGACCAAGGAACGTCTTGCACTCGTAAATTGCTTCATCCCACAGCGACTTGAAAACAGACGCGCGGGGATCGTTGGCTACATAGCCCTCGGCAAACAGCATCGCACCGAAGAAATAGAGATCAGGATGCTCTGAAAGCAGGTTGTTGGTCGGGGATGCTTCCGAAAGCCGCGCAAGCTTTGGCTGATATACAATTTCAACCGCGACATCGCACGAAGGCCATAGGCGGATTGCCCCGGCCTCAAGCGTGTAGGCCCTCGGGGCCGTATCAGCTTCATACTGTCCGCCAGCCTGCGCCGATACCTGGCGCAATTCACCGCCATCATAGCGGGCAATGCGGACAATATCGCAGCCGGTCGGTAACGCAGCAACACCGTCCACCGACGAAACGGTTGCGGAAGTCTCTGCGAAGAACGGTTGCAGTTCACGGCGCAGCCTTGCTTCGCACAGGGCAATCATCATCGGCGCAGAGCCTTCGAGATCGCTGCGGTTCAGCCAATCGCTGATGCCGTCGATCAGCGCCGTATAGTCGTCAAAGGCGAGGTTTTCAGGAACGCTAAAAGCGGGCATCGGCTTGCCTCCTAGGCTACAATTTCGCTTTCGGCGGCTTGTTCAAGTTCCTGCGCCTTGTCGGCAAACTTGTCAGCGCGGGCGGCACGGAATGCGGCCCACTTGTCTTTCTGGACCAGCGCATGGGCATTGGTCAGGATTACCTCTGACAGATGCCCGACTTCCCAAGAAAGCTTGTGATCGATGAACGGGACAATCCCGGCAGCGCGGAGCTTGCGGAAGAAATAAACGTCTTCGCCAACCATGCCCACCTTGTCAGCAGTCGGTTCAAACATGAACAGCGGCAGGAAATTGCCGTCACCCTCTTCCTCGGCCTTGGCTTGCAGCTTGTCGAAGATGGCCATGTGCATCAGGCAGATGCCGAACCCCATGTGCAGGCAGGCTTCGACCGAACCGGCCTCGGCAAGCTCCCTGGTGGTGTAAAGCAGCTTGGGAAGGCCGCTGTCATCGTCATAGGCCGCAGTAGGGGCCGTGGGAGTGGCGCGGCGGGGATAGTTGGCCCCGACTACCGGCAGGCCATGCGCCCACAACCGGCAGAACGTGTCATGCGGGAATACGTGGTCGGCATCGAGCCACATCATGTAGTCCGCGCCCCATGCCAAGGCTTCAGCAACCAGACGATGGCGGCTTTCGGTCAGCATGGAAGACGACACCATGAAGGTCTCGATCTGCACCGTGATCTTTTCGCCCTCGGCATCGCGCAAATCGACGCTCAAGGTATGAGCAATCATCGTTGCCAGTGATTGCGTGAACTTGCTTTTCGTGTCCCCGTAACAGGGAATACACAGGGCCAGCTTCATCCGACGTTGCTCCTGCCGCCATTGAATGCCCGGTTGTCAGCGTTGTTCATCCACGCGCGCCAACGGGCCTTGTCGTGCAACCAGCCCTCGCGGCAGGCTTGGTCGTAAACGTTGTCAGGAATGACGCAGAGGAAGCGCCAGCCGTCTTCTTTCGATGGGGCTTGGTCTGCGAGAATCTTAGCGGCCTCCACCAATGGGGTGCAGTCCTGCTGTGTCTGAACGTAGGTCTTGCCGTCCTCTTCCGCATACCAAGTCGCCTTGCGCTTGATCGGGTCGAAGTCGAGTAGGGCGCGTTTCGCCATAAGGCCTCCTGAAAAGGAAGCGGGCGAGGTGTTACCCCCGCCCGTCCCCCCGTCTTAGCTGGTTGCGAGGTCGGCAATCAGCGCGTGGGCATCAGGTGCCCGCATTTCGAGAGTATATTCGCTAATCAGGTCGCGCGTGACGGCATCGCCAACGCGGCCCAGTTCCTGCGGCTCGAAACCGCGCAGATACGAAACCGCGACCTTCGTGGGATCAACCACGAATACGTCACGCCCGCGCTGGGTGCGGTTCGGCACGATCTTGATGTCGCCAAAGTCGGACGAATAGATCGAAGCCGCGCCAAGGATCATTTCCTTCGCAACGATCTGCTGCTGCGAGGAACGGCCCGAGAACCCGGAAATGATCTGCTTGTTGAACGAGCCAACGAAAGCAATCGTCGGCTCGCCGCCATCGTCGAACGCATCCTTGATCACGTCCTTCAGCATGGCTTCCGTCAGGGTGCGGATGTCGCCAGCCGTGCCATCGGTTGCAGCAGCGGTAGCAGCGGTCGAGTCGGCACCGGCAGCACCGCGCGAACCGTTACCGCTGATCCACGCATTGAACGAGCGCAGGGTGCGCGCAGTCGTGGTGTTACCAGCAGCCTGCCCGGTGTTACCCAGCAGGATGGCTTCCATGTCCTTGCGAAGCACAACGCTCTTCTTAGACATCTGGAAGGCAAGCAGGTCGTCGATACCAGCGGTATTCACGGCGCGCTGGGTGCCGGTCACAGTCGCATCGCGCGAACTGATCTGGCAGTAGTTCTGCTTGCGGGCCGGGTTGGTCGAAGCGGCACGGGTCAGCGCGTCACCTTCAAGGCGGGCGTTGGTCGTGCTGACAGCGTCCAGCGTATCAAGCGACCATTCGTGCAGAACGGCAGTAGCCTTGTTCTTCGGAATGGCGTTCATGAACGGCGTGTCGGAGGGGGAGATGCGGTAAACCTGATCAATCAGGTCTTCGCGGTTGGTCGTCACATCATAGGTGGCGACCGCATTGGTTACTTTGGTCATGGTCTAAGGCTCACTTGAACAGGTGTTTGAACACGGCAGCACCGGCTTCGATGCTACCCTCACGGCTCAACCGCTCGTAATCACGCTGCCTTGATGCCGCCTTCTGTGCAGAGCGCGGGCTGGATACACCGGGGCGGACGACTGGCTGTTTCGGCTTGGGAGCCGGGGCCTTGGTCGCAAGGGACTGATACTGCATCGCCATCCACAGGATGCGAAGCTGGGCAGAGGTAAGCCCCTCACGTTCGGATGGGTCGGTAAAGACCGTTTCCGGGATGCCGTTGGAAACGGCAAACTCATAAAGGCCGCGCTCCACTTCCGCCGATTTGGCTGGGTCGTTAAGCCCTGCCTCTTCGATGAACTTGGGCGCAAACTCGGCGTCAATCGCGGCTTTTTCCGCCTTGAATGCCTCGGTGGCCTCGGTAACGTGCTGGTGGTTGATCTCCTGCAAACGCTGGCGCGCTGCCTGAACCAACTGGCTATTCTCCTGCCACTGCGCCATTGCGTAGTCGTAGGCTTCTCGGTTGTATTGCCCCGTTCCGGCACCGAATGCGCGGGGGTCGGGCTGCGGGCTTTCATAGAGCGCCGTGACAACATGAAGTTGCTCGGCAAGCTCTCTGCGGCTGTTGGCAACCGCTTCACGTTCCGCTTGGGCTTCCTTGCGGGCGTTGGCGGCTTCCTGGAACTTCTGACCAACAGCCCGGTCGCGCTCTCCCTCACGCGCGGCAATCTTTGCCTGCGCCTCGGGTGGGAGCGTTTCCCACAACTCTGCGTCATCGTTTCCCCATGAAGGCGGCATTGGCTGGGCGGGTTCATCCGCTGCCTCTGGCTCGTCTTCAACTTCGGCTTCAGCCAGTTCGGCTTCGTCCAATTCTTCCTCGGGTTCGGCTGTGCTTGCGAAGCGGCCTAGGTCATCGCGTGACGGGCTTATCGGCTCGTCAGAGGTGAATGCCTTGAAGGCGTTGGCAGCTTCCGCAATAGTCACGGTTTCTGCTGCCGGGACCGGCTGGGCAGTGTCCATTTACTTACCTTTTCGAGAATGCCCCTAAGGGCGGTTAATCGCGGGCTTGTGCCGCGAAACTTGCCAGCTTCTGACGCAGCGCCCGGATATGGCGTAGCTGCGACCAGATGCGGTCACGCTTGCGGGGGAGCCATGCCGCCTCCCACTGTGCGCGAAGATCGTCTTCCAGTTCGGCCCAGCCCATTTGCAGGGTCGGATCGGCAATCAATGCTTGCGCTGCGTATGCTCGGGCGCGGCGCTGTTCGGGGGTCATTCCGAAAGGCTCCCACCGGGCCGGTTGGCGCTCAGTTCAACCTTGGTCATATTGGCTTCATGCGCCTGCTCGGTCTTGCGCGCGGCTAGTGTCGCTTCAAACTGCATCTGACGTTCAGCCATCGCAGCTTCCATTGCGAACTTCTGTTCTGCCAAATCAGCTTCGCGTTGCGCCTTGGCGTGGGCCAGTTCAGCCTCAAATTCAGCCTGCTCGCGGGCCAACTGCTGCCGCTGCTGCTGCTCCTGAACCTGCATTTCAAGCTTGGCCTGCGCCATCGCCTGTTCGCCCTGAAGCTTGGCCTGCTGCATCTGCATTTCGGCCTGCGCCTGCATCACTGCCGGGTCTGGCTGGGCTTCCTGCGGCTGCTCGTTCGGGTCTGGCTCAACAAGGTATTCGTCCACGTTCTTGATGCCAGCGGCAACGAACTTGCGGCGGACGGCGTTATATACCTTTTCCTTGTTCAGCAGCGTGGCGTAGGGGGTCTGCCCAAGTTCGGCCATCGTCTGCAACACGGCATCGGCCTGCATGATCTGCTCGGTCTTGTCGCCAATGCCCAAACCAACCGAAATGCTAACGTCAAATTCAGGCCAGTCGGACGGGTTAACCGGAATCCACTTGTTGCGAAGCCGGATAACCCGTTCCTGCTGCTGGTGCTTGGTCACAAGGCCTAGGATCAACTGGAACAGCCGCTTGACGCCCGTCTCTGCGAATATGCGGGCAATCATTTCAACGCGGGCGTTCTTCGCGCCCTGCATCATTGCCATTTCCGTGGCAGTCATCTGCCCGGTCTTCTTCAGTGCGCCCGCATCAAGGCCCTGCCCGGACTGCGAAACGCCTGTGCGCTGTTCGATCTGCTGTTCAACGTATTGCAGCATCCCGAATGACTTGTCGGACGTGAACGGCACCGCATCAAAGCGGAATTGGCTGATGTCCTTCACCTGCACTGAAGCGCCGGGAGCGTTGTCCATCAGGCTATCGCCGGTCGTGCCATCCTGAAGCCATGCGCCCTCGCCAATCACCGGGCGCGGGTTGTTCGACTTGTAAAGATTGTCGAGTATCTGGCGCAGCAAGACCGTGCTGATCTTCTGCGACTCAATCGCCAAGTCTGCCAACGACAGGCCGTAAACCTTGTGCGGCATGGGGATCGGGCAGAGCGTTGGGAATGGAGCGTCCTCCACCTCACCTTTGAACAGAATGACATCTTCAACGCGGCAAACGCGGATCAATTCCGACACGCCGTCATCGTTGGCGTCAACGCGGATAAATTCGTCCCTGAAGGCCATGCGATCTTGGCTGCGGTGCAGGCCCATCGTGCCGCCATCAACCATGCTCTCGTCGGCATAGCGGGCATTCTGGAGCATACTCGTCTGTTTGCTCTCGGAGAATGCCGGAAGCCCCTCAACAATCTCCGGATCAAAGCCCATATCGACAAGGTCAGAGCGGGTTACATTGGAAGGAACGTGCGCCACATAAAGCGCGTCCTGCACGTTGCGCGAAAGTGGGCTGATGCGAAACTCTTCAGGCGGGACATTGACCACGCGAACGCGGCCATCCTCAACCATCTTGCCAAGGTAGGCGATGCCGTCCTGCTCGCCCATGTATTCGGGCTGCATCCGCAGATAGGCACCGTGCATTTCATCATTGATCTGCACCGGGTGCTGATCGGTTCGGCTGGTATCTTCCCACCATACCTTCACCACGCCAAGCTTGGACAGGAGCGCGTCCTTGAACCAGTCATGCATGATCTGGAAGCCGGGGTTGTCGCAGTTGAACACGTAATTGACGTATTCGGTAGCCTGCTCGGCAAGCTCCACGTCTTCCTCTTGACGCGGGGCGAAGCGGACAGTCTCGTCACTGGAAACAAACGGGCGCAGCGTGGCGGCAAGGGCAGCGTCAACAATCGTCGAAACGGTCGTATCCACTACAGACGATGAACCGTCCTCGGCAGGGACATCATCCATCTGCCCGTAGTAATAGTTCAGCGCGCGTTCCTGCTGGCTGCTGATTTCGTCATTGCCACCTGGCTGATAGCCAATGGCCTGCGCTTCATGGGCGCGCAGCAACGTGACAAGCTCGCTGTCTTCCATTGTCTCGGTGCCGTCCGCCATTTCTTCGGCGGGATCGTGCTCGATCATGCGTTCAGCTTTTCAATCATGGTGTCGAGGCCATGCTGAAGCGGACACAGGCGCAGTTCTTCCCACAGGTCGGGGTGCGCGGCCTTGAAGTCGGCAACGATGGTTGCAAGCTGGGTTGCATCCCAATGGGCTTCATGGGCCACGGTCGATGCGCCCTCTACGCGGGCCTTGCGGGGTCGGCTCATACGATGCCCTTCCTCATGCCGGTGCGAACCAGCCTTACAGGTGGTGAAGCAAGCGGGCGGATCGCCGCGCTCTCAAATGCCTTGTAGCCGTGGCTAAATTCGTCGTGACGGGCGCGGTCTTTCCAGACGCCGTGCGTATCGTCCCATTCCTTGCGGTAGTTATCGAGGCATTCGATCAGGCGGGCGCAGCGTTCTTCGTCGATGTAAACATTCGGGAAGAATGCGCGGCTTGCGTCGATGCCGTCCTTTTCAAACTGAATGCGCTTCAGAACCTCGGTCGGCTTTATCCCTGCCTCATTCGCCAGTTCCTCGCGGCTTGGCGTCCTGTCCGTCAATTGCTGCCGGTGGGCTGCGTCATGCGGCATATAATGGCGGGAGTAGCTGTAACCCTTGGCAAGCAGGATGCCTGCATAATGGCCCCAGCTTTCACCGTTGTTCTCGTAGTAATCGACTGCGCGGCGCTCCATTCCGACATCCTGCCAGAATACAATCGCCGTGCTGTCGTTCAGCCCCAAGTCCCAAGTCGTATAGACAGGCGCGTCTAGGATCGGCAGGCGGCAAATCCGCTTTTCCTGCCTTGCCTTGACCATCTGGCGACTGAAGTATGCACCTTCAACGCTGGCCTCAAACGCCTCTTCGGGAGTGGTTGGAAACTCCCGCTTCATGTCCTCGTTCTGCTGCTCGGACTTCTTGATATACCAAGCCTGCTGCTGCCGCGTCAGGACAACCCCGCTGGCCTCCAGCTTCTCAAAGTATTCCTGTGTCTCGGTGGTGGCGACAACATCACCGTCAAGCCGGTATTTGTCGTCTTTATACCAAGGGTAGAAGTGGAACTTGAAGTCCAGCGCGGTTGCCGTCTCGCCCTTAATCTCCCGGTCCTGCGCCTTCTTGCACAACTCAAAGAAGTGGCCTGACTGCCCTTCAGCCGTCGATTCAATCCTGATCTTCTGCCCAACGTGAACCGTGTTAAGCGCGCCAGACTTAACTTCGCGCGCCTTGTCTGGGAACTTGGCACAAAGCTTGCCGTATTCCGATATGTGCAGGCGCTGGAACGTGCCTGAACGCAGCGAGGTGCCAACGCGGATGCTTGACCCGTTGCCGAACCGCATCGCCCTTGTGCTGTCCTGCGTGGCGGGAACCAGTTCCTTAAATTCGTCGGGCAGGTTGTCGTAGGCAAATCGGATCTTGTTATGAAAGAACGCCTCTGCGTCTTCCCGGTTATGAGCGATGACACCTGCCGCCGTGTTAGGGATGAACAGGCAGTCGTCGAGAAAGTCCAACTGGATCGTCGTGGTGAAGCCAAGCTGGCGGGCCTTCAGCACAAGATCGAAGCCGTGCTGCTCGTTCAGAAACTCTTCCTGTATCGGTCGCAGGCGAAACGGGACGCTTGCCCCGCTTTCATCCTGAACCATGTAGAAACCATCACGAAGGCGGGCGAGCTTGTCAGGCCAACGCTTCAGGCAGGCTGCTAACCAATCCCCAGCCAACGCTGCATCTCCGGCGAGAGGTCGCTAGTAACCGTGCCGTCAAATTCCTTGGGCAACAGGCCCGCAATCATTCTGGCGTATTCGTTCGGCTTCTCTGCGCGCATGATCTGAATTGCGGCAATGCCTGCGCTCTGGAAGTCGTCAAGCAATGCCTGACAGAAGTCTTCCGCAAGCTTTGTCCGCGCACCCTTGGGCCTGCCGTTGGGGTTTCCACTTACGCCAGGAAGGAATGTGCCATCCTGTTTGCGGCCTGTATCTTCAGGAGTGTTGGACATGATACCCTCGCTTTCCGCTCCCTTGCGGGTGGGCGGTTTCGGGTGGAATTAAAGGCCAGCGCCGGGGGTGATATAAACGGTTGCGGTGCCGGATGCGGTGATGCCTGCCACGTTCGGGGCGGCGGCAACGTTGGGAACGGTGATCACTTCGATTGCGCCCGATGGAACGGGATAGCCCGCCGTGGTCGCGGTTACTGTCACATCACCGAACGCAAGGAAGATCGTTGCCGTGCCTGCGTTGTAAACCCTCACCTGAAGCGGGGGGCTGGGAACGCCAAGGGCTACGCGCGATGTAGTGGTGGTGCCAGACAGGGTTAGCGTGGCCCCTGCGGGCTTGAATGCGTCTGCCATGATCGATCCTTGAAGTTAAAGCCCGAGCTTGGTCTTAAGCTCAACCGCCCATGCGGATGCTGAAACAAGCGCGGCGGCGTAGTCACCTGCGCCAGCGTCCAGAATGGCAACGGGGATCAGCGTCCCGCCAAAATAGAATGAACCGCCCGCGTAGGATGCAAAGCCCGCCGTGGTCCAGGCGGACAGGTTCGCGGCCTCAATCAGAACGGTGTGTGTCGCGTTATCATTGATCGCTGTCTTGAGCGCGGAGCGGGTGGTCTTGGAGACGTTGTCAACCTTGATCGTAGGCGACCCCGCGCCAGAATGAACCGCGCCGCCTGTTGCATCCCAACAACCGATAAAAGCGGCAGTCGTGTTGGAAAATATAATTGCGTCGGTGTCGGTTGTCTTGACCAGCATCAGGACCGTGGCGCTGGTCGGCAGGCCGGAAGTGGCCGCGTCATTCATGCCATCGTCAACGCCGTCGAATACTAGCCCGCCCGCAGTAAGGGTCGGTCGCCTGCCATCCCCGGTAATCGCCGTCATATGCAGCGCGGTTGCGCCAGTCTTCATGTTCTTCAGATAACCAACCGGCTGGCCTACAACAGCCTGCGTGGTTGTGCCTGCCCGATCCTGCCACATGGTTGCCGTGTCGGACGGGTCATAGACTGCCAGCGTTGCGGTATAGGCCTTCATCGCAGGCAAAGCACTGGTCGATGCGGATATAACCCGCGCCATATGTCCGGGGCCGCGCCCACCGAAATGGACGCTCAAAGGCGGATAGCCATATTGCAGGCTCCTCAATTAACCTCGCCCCGCGATGCAGACCCGCGCCATTGCTAGCATAGTGCTGCGGTGTGTGGTTGCCGGGGATCGGGAGCGAGACTTAGCGCGCGGAAGGGATCGCAGCGCCAAGGGGGAAATGGAGCCGGGTGCCGGAGTTGAACCGACCTCTGCGGATTACAAAACCGCTGATTGCGCCCGCGAACCCGGCTTGAATCAAAAACCCCGACGCAATGCCGGGGCCGTCAGGCGCAATACGCCATGATGTTGTCCCCATCGCACGACACCGTCGAAATGTCAATAGCCAATTGCGGCGGCCAATCGTTCGCCCGCCATCTTTATTTCAACCATGGCAATGCCCAAAGCTTTGCGGCGCGGTTCGATGGTGACAATCCCGTCCTTGGACTTGGCGGACCCGCCCTTCGCCAGCGCCCATTGGCTAACAGTCGTGTCATCCACAGCAACGGCCCGCGCTATGTCTCGCAGGCTCCCTAAGGCATCCTCAAGCCGGTAAAGTTCATGGGCTGTGCGAATGTAGCCGGTGCCGTCTGTGTTGCCCCCACGGCCCTCTAGCGCCTTGTCCAAGCTATCACGCATGGGCGAGCGTTCTTCGGCTATGGCAACCTCACGATACCGTGCCAGCCCGTTGAACTGGCGCTGTGTCAGTTTGCCCGTCAGTGACATGGTATCAATCACCGGGACACGCCGATAGGGTGCTGCCTGCTGTCCGGGTTGTACCTGCCTACCGAAGTCGCCCTTTGCAAGCTGCTCCGGCGTTGGTTCGATCACCTGGACAGGATCGGGGCGCTTCTTTCGCTTACTGGCCATTGGCTTTCCCCTTTTTGCCCCCGGCGTTTTTCAGCGCGCCGTGAATGAATGAACGCACGGCCATGTATGCTTGATGCTCGCCACCAAACTTGCGAAACCATGGCAGATTGGTTGAGTGCCCCGCCATCACGTGTCTGCCGCACTTTTCGTTCAGTGCAGTCGCTCGCTTCCCGCACCAGTCGCTAACGGCAATCAGGCCCTCCCGTAGTTCCTTGCATTCGGCTTCGGCGCGTTCTGCTCTGTTTTGCCAGTCGCGGGCGGTTGGATGGTCGGTCATGCTGCCATGTCTCCAAATAGATCGGGCGCAACACCCATGCAGTGCGGCGAAAGCCACAGACGCTCACGGGCGCTGTTCTCGCGGCCCCGACCTT